CGGGCCAGATTTCCTTTAACTTCGTGATTGATAGACATGTTCTTTAAGTTAACTGAACATATAATACGAAAAACCCCCGCCTTTGGGGCGAGGGCTGTGACACTTTTTAAATTGGGCCAGACGTTTTTTTGCCTGCCTGAGTGCTTGTGGCTTGAGGTGGCGTTTCTGCTCCTTCTTGGAGTGATGCTGCCAATTTGGAGTTGTCATGAGACAGTTTTAAACTATTTAGACTATACGACTAAACCCCTTCACCTTGTCAAATCGTATGACACTTTCAAATTTGTCATGCAGTTCAGACTTATGGGAAATCACAAATATATTAGCATCCTTAATAATATAACGAATAATTCTCAAAAACTCATCCGTACCAAATCCATCCAAGGAACTATCAAAAACCTCGTCCATAATGAGAAGATTGGTATTAACTGAATTTTTAAGTCTGGCAACCTCTCTCCAAGTAAAGAGTAGAGCTAAATCAATTCGCATCTTCTCCCCCTCACTAAATGAAGTGTATGAAAAACTTTCATGAATTGGAGTTTTAATGCGTTCATTAAATTCTTCATCAAGACTAAAATTAATATAAAAATCTAACATATGAAGATACTCATTTACCTTCTGATTAATTAGTGGAAGGTAGTGTTTGATGATTTGAGTCTTTACTCCACCATCCCTAAGCAAAAGGTAAATAAAATCATAGTAGCCGTTACTATCCTTTAGTGATAATAGATTTGACTTAACTTCATCTAAAGAACTTAAGTAGGATTCTAACTTTTCATGTTCAATATTTTGATTTTCAAGCTGTTCGGTAATTTTTTGAATTTCCGATTGGAGTTGTTTAACTTGTTTTCGATATTCATATACTTTAGTATTATTTTGTGAAACTTCATTAGTTAAGTCAGTAACCTGTCTAGATAATTTGATAAAAGTTTTTTCCCTGTCTTCTTCATCTAGAATTGCTTTTTGAAGATTTTTATAACCATCTTGAAGTTCTTTGGCGCTGGATTGTGCTTCCTCAAGTTTATTTGATCGGAAGGTTTCATCAATCTTTTGAGTACATGTAGGACAAACTGAATTATCGCTAAAAAATTTATGCTCTTTGGTAATTACAGATACCTTTTGAGATAACTTACCCTTCAATGTTCCTAATTTTTTAAGCTTTTCAGTTGGATTAGAAAGTAACTCAAGTTCATCAGTAAAGGTTTTAATTTTTTCAGAGAGAGTAATAGTATTAGTTTGACAGCTTTCATCCAATTCATAGAGTTGATTAATCTTACTTTCTCGACTAAGAATATCATGTTTTCCACGATCTTCTAATTGATTAATAAAAGATTGTTGCATCTGAACCTTATCATCAAAAGATTCTAGCTTAAGTTCCAATCTCTTAATATCATCTCGATTATCCCGGATCTTATTCTTTACGATATCATTCATCGAAGAAAAGATTTTAATGTCTAAAAGATCTTCAATAACTTCTCTACGATTTGAAGCTGTTAATTGCATGAAGGGAACAAAATTTGTTGAACCCAGGACAACAATTTGAGTGAAGGATTTGTAGTTTAACTTTAAGATTGTTTGTTCTAAAAGTTTTTGATCATCCTTAATATCTGCACTCTGAGCTAGTTTTTGTCCGTTCTTATAAATTTCAAAAATATTTGGCTTCATTCCACGAATGACTTTCCAGTTATTGGGGCCAATTTCAAATTCAATTTCAACTAAACATTCCCGATCATTCTGAGAATTTATGAGTTGTGGCTTATTAATTTTTCGAAAAGGTTTATTGAAAAGAACAAATGTTAGCGCATCAAGAACAGTACTCTTACCAGCACCATTAGAACCAATGATTAAAGTAGTCTCATTAGCATTCAATTCAATTTCAGTTGGATGATTTCCGGTACTTAAAAAGTTACACCAAGAAATTTTTTTAAAGAGTATCATGGTAATCTGGAGGAATCACTAAATCATCGGGAGTAATTATCATATATGTGTAATTATTTCTCTTACAGGTTTCTATTACAATATCGTCTTTAATTTCAATAGCTTTTAACTTAGGGTAGTTATCTGCCTCCAATAGACCAACATATCTTTCTGCATCATCTTCATCTGAAAAAATATATAAGATTTTCTCTCCATATTCATTTTCAACTGCATAGAATCCTTCAGATATATTGTTCCTTAAAGCTATAACGTACATTACTCAACCTCACACGCTTCCCTATAAATTAGTTCTAGATAATTTTTGATAGTTTTTTTGTTGAGAGAAATTTCAGAATCTTCCACGTAGCTATTTAATATTGAAATTGTATCTTCAATTTGATTAATGTCTACACTCTTAGAGTTTAAATTTAGGTTTTCAATAATTTTAACTTCGTGGCAATTTGACGAAACCAGTTTATCTAAAAATGCATCATAGTTTAGTTGATTAGTTTTTTTCTCAACAATCAATTTAATATATTTATTTTCACAGGTGGAAAAATCAAATGTTAGATAATCTGTATCCTCATAGTATATTTTTTTAAATAATTCGAACGGATTATCTATTGAAGTTAGTTTAAGTGTTTCAGTATCAAAGATATGAAATCCTCTAGAATCTCCACAATCATTCCAATACATTTGATAGGGATTTCCTAGATAAAATATCTTACCATTATTGCTACGAGTGTGATAGTGGCCAGAAAATACTCGACGATACTTTAAAAATATACTTGGATCTAATCCATTATCCTGAACCATTCCCTTATACATTGAAAAACCACTCAACTCCAAATGCCCCATAACCACTTTAGATTTTGAAGTACTTATCATATCAAATGTCTTGGATTGATTTTCCTCATTGATCCAAGGAATAAAAAGAATGTCTAGACCACCAATCCTATGCTCAATAGTTTCTGGAATTGGAATTAAATTCTTATACTTACCTAGAGTAACTTCAATTGTGTTTACATCATTAGTGTTTTTGTAGTATGCTGTATGGTTTCCAATTATAGTATATACCGTAATGCCCATACTGTCAAGACGATCATAAAAGTTATCCTGAGCCCACTTCAAACTCCAAAGATCAATAACCTTTCGATTGTCAAATGTATCCCCCATGTCAATCACTGTAGTAATACTTTCTCGCTCTAGTGTTGGAAAAAAGATTTCATCATAAAATTTCTTAAAGTATTCATGATATATCTTACTACCCTTCTTAACACCAAAGTGTTGATCCGTAATAATTGCAACTTTCATCAGTTATAGATCATTTTACTGTGTACAGAATTTTTGATTCCATTGTAATCAGAATCGCTTCCATCGAGAATATTGTTATCAGACCCAAATACTTGATCAAATCCAGTTTGTTCAAGCAGTTTGGTTTTAATATCTAACTGTCGTTTTTCTCTATCAATTCTTCTCAGAAAAGCATACCATATAATTTGAGTAAAATATGCAAAGGGATTCCCTCGGTTAGTATCAAAATTGTCAATATACTGAACACAATTTTCTATGCCATCAGAAATCATATCTTCCCGATACATGTAGTTGACAAAATTTGGCTTATATGATAGATGAGTGGCAATCTTAAGAAAACACTCACCAATGTATCTTGGAATACGAGGCCTTGCTGTTTCTTCTAGTTTGGCCTTCTGGACTTTTTGCTTAAATTCCGTCAAAGCATAAAGGAATTCTTTATTGTTCACATAGTGCTCTGACTTGGCTTTCTTGACCATATTAGTTAAATGCGTGTGTTCATATTATAGCACAATTATGGGGGGGTTGACAAGACATCCAGATTCTGCTATGATGACTCTGTTAGGGTTGATAAGGATTGTATAGATAATACTTAGAGATACTTAGAGATTCTTATAGCTTTTCTCTAAACTCCTTCTAAAGTCTTCTACGTTAGATATATATCCCATAGATTTACTAGGTTTTACTGTACTACTCATATTTAATTGTGAAATATAATTCTCATAGAGAGACTTAATTTTCTCATCATGTACTTCACTAATAGTGATTACCTTATCAATGTAGATAAAGTGTAGAGATTCTCCACTATACTTAATCCAAGGTTGAATTTTAATAAGTACTCCAAGTGGAGTTTCGTACTCTTTCATAATAATTGGATTATCAAGAATTAATAAGATCTGATCATCCTCATGACATGCACAAACCAGAGATAGTACTTCCTCACCGGAAACTAGTTTAACAATAGCTAAAAAATCTTCTTCTATCATACTTTCATATCCACTTGTATAATTTCATAGTTAAAGGATTCTTCATTATAAATTTTAATTCTTTCCATAAGGTGGTTTAATGTATAATTTTTTACATTCTTAGAAGAAATATCATCGGATACATCATAAAGAATTGCCTTTACCTTATTAGTACCCTTTCTTAAAACTCTTCCAATACTTTGTAAATTTCTAATACGAGATTTACTTGGTGAAGCAAAGATTACATTATGAAGATTTTTAATATTAATACCTGTGGAAAAGGTTCCGTAGGATGCAATAATGATGGCATTCTCTTCTTCTTCAGTCAATCTTCGAACTTCCTCACGCTCCTCCACATCAACTCCACCATAAACAAAGAATACTTTTCGTTCACTCTCCTTGCTACTATTTATCAGATCATAGAGAACCCTTCCATGAGATTCTACTCGACTGTAGAGAATTAGAGTATTTCCCTTTAACTCTAAGGATAGATTTTTTATGAAGCTATTTCTTTTTTGATGACTAATTAAGTACTGTATTTCTTCCTCATAGGTTTCAAATTTTTTATAGTTATGTTTTAGAAGTAATATTTTAATGTCTAGCTTGGCAATGTGACCCATATCTATGAGTTCCTTAGTCTTTGTTACACTATATGATGGCCCAAAGAGTCCTTCTAAAATCCACTTATGAGTTTGAGTTCCATCTAAGGTTCCAGTAAATCCAAATCTATACTTACAGTCATGAAGCTTTGACATAATATCAACCAAAGACTTAGACTTAAACAGATGAGCCTCATCTCCCACTACTACATCAAAGTCTTTAAAGAAACTTTTATCCAACTTGTATATTGATTGCCAGGTAGTAATTGTTACCGGATATTCGTTTGTCTTCTCTCTTCCAGAATATATTCTATGACAATACTGGGAGGCATTCCATCCATAATCTTCAAAGTCCTTAAACATCTGTTCAACAAGAGATGTTGTTGGAACTACAATAAGCGTTGATAGACCCTTTTCTACATAGTAACGAATTACACTGTAGATCATTAAAGACTTTCCAGAAGCTGTTGGGGATATGAGAAGTTTTCGATTAAATCTGAGTGCATTATAGACTCCATCTACTTGATAGTCTCTTGGTTCATATTTTGAAACCTTCTTCATATACTCTAAGACACTCTCCCTAGAAATCATTTCATTGATTTCAAAGGGAACTCCATAAAATTTACTATCTACAAAATCGTAGGTATAGTTATGCTGATTGCAGAAGGTAATAACTTTATCTAATAGACCAACATAAATTTCTCCAGTTGCATTTGAAAATAATCTAATTTTTCCATCCCAGTACTTTTTTCTATACTGGGGCATGAATTTTGCATTAGGAACTTCAAATGTAAACCTATCTGATAATTCTTGAAATACGTGAGGTTCGGATTGAATTTTCAAATATACTTCATTCTTCTTAGAGATTATTAAATGACTCATTAACTATACCCGTGTGTAAATTTTTGAAACTCTATGGCATTTTTGATTTGATATGTTCTATCCTTAATTGTCTTTAGGATGCTATCCAAATAAGTAAGAATTGTTTGATAATAGTCAATCTTTGCTATAAGTTTTCTTAAATCTGCATCAGAATCTAGATACTTATCTACATCCTGTTTCATTACCTTATGATCACATCTTTCAGCAGTAGCGTCATCTGCTGGAACCTTTCCGGTATAGTATTGCCACTTATTAAATCTTACTTGTTTAAATTTATCGTCCTCCATCTTTTTGAGTAAAAATATGTTATTATAGATGTTATAGTATTTTGAATGTAATGATGGAACTTTTATCGATTCTAGATGTAAATTGTCTGGATCAATTATACAATCTTCTTGCCATAAATTTTGAATGTCATCCAAGGTCATAAAATTCTTCCATCAAGAGTTTGCATTTGAAAAATAGTGTATTTAAAGGATACTACTCCCGTAAAGTAACTATAGTCTCTTTGAGTTGCATCAAATTCTAAAGTGTTTAAAGATACTGGAAAAAGATCTTTAAACTTAACTTTATATATTGGTTTTAAATTGCTATTTAAAATTTCTAAACTTCCATCAGAATATTGATTATACGTATCCCTAGAGTCTTCTGATGCGTTATATCTTTGATTTCTTCTTAGCTCATTAAATTGATCTATATTTTCGGGATATCCTAGGGAAATTAACCAATCATAGATTGCCAAATAATTCTCCATTGCCTCATCTATTAGGAAAGTTAATGAGAGGTCATTATATTCTAGCTTATCTCCAGGAACAGGTAGATCTCTAAATGGATTTGGTTGAATTGCAACTCCAAGAGATATGCCAGGTATAGCTGCCTTATTGCTGTAGAAGTCTACCTTAGGATACTTCGCTATAGAAAATTTAAATCCATTAGGCGATAGTAAATTTCTGTTTTCAATTTGATTTGCGAATGACATATAATTAATTCTTTAACCCTATTTAGATCATAAAAAAAGGCCCCGAAGGGGGCCTTGTGATTGATCCTTTAATTCTAGATCACATGAGGTTGGTAACCTGGACCCTTCTGTAGTAACGGTTAGCGTTAACACGAAGAGCACCTGAACCCTGATTGGTTCCCTCAGCGAATGGGTTTGCAACCATTCCATAACGGGTCTTGAAGCCAATTTTAGGCTGGAAAGTATCCTGACCAACGGCACGAACCATTTGGAGAGGTACATAAGGGCAGTAGAACATACCAGCATCATAAGGGTTCTGACCCTTATATCCGATAACGTAGTACTGTTGAGCTGAAACGTTAGCAGCATAAGGATCGATAAAGACCTTATACTTACCGTTGATTACGCCAGCAAACGTGCTGCCGGTGTCATCTACATTAAGACCAACGTTCAAGGCTGGGGTGTAATCAAGAACGCCTGCCATGGTGAGAGCCGAAGCTACGTCAGCAGAACAGATGATCATGTTACCCTTTCCTCTACGAGTTCTTTGAGCGATTGCGTTAGCATCTCTCTCAAGCTGGAAGAGTAGGCCCTTAAACTTCTCAACTGACCAACGACCATTGGAGTCAACATCGAGGTCGAAGTAACCTGCGGTAGCAGTGTTGGTCTGAGCGCCAGATTCAGCGATCTTATAAACAGTACGAACTACTTCACGGTTGATTTCAGCAAGAATTTCAGTTGAGAGGATATTAGCCAGCTCAGCTTCAGCGTCAAGACCATGAATAGCCTTGAGGTCTTGTGCGAGTTCTAACGAATACTCAGCCTTGAGTGCTCTAGACTTAGCAGCAACTGTAACTTTCTCAATTGAGAAAGCCATTTCTGCAAAGGTGTTTGAGCCACTATCGCCGAGAGCTTCAGACTCCCCAGTTCCCATTCCACCACCAACGTTATAGTCGGTTGAACCAATACCAGCAACTACACCGACATCATTTAGGATTGCGGGATTAGTTCCACGCTGAGTGGTTGTACCGATACCAGCATTAGCATCAGCGAAACCTGCATTGAGGGTTTGCTGTTTGTTCTGTCCGGAGAAGGTAGAATCAGCTTCGTTGAAGAATGACTCATTACCAGACTGATTAGTATAACGGGTTCTCATCGCAAAGATAAGACCAGTTGGGCCAGTCATTGGCTGAACACCACAGATATCATAAGCAATGAGTTGTGGCATTGAACGTCT